ACGATTTCAAAACCAAAATGTTTAATTATTTATCGAATATTTTGTCAGGTGTTCACCCCGTTCAAGGTGATAATGATGCTTTGGCATCACGTCGTGCTGCTTTTGCAGCATGTTTCGAACCATTGGGTTCGGGTCGTAGCGCGTATAGCTGCGATGAGGGTTATAATGTTATTAATAACCCTGGTGAAGGTACGGTCTTCAATCTTGGAGACCTACCCGATGATATAGTGGAGAATATTTTTTCATTTTTAGGCGTACAAGCGCGTAAATTTGATAAAACGACTGTATGGTTTCCTTATCGCCAAATGAATTTGGATTTCCATAGGAAGTTTTGTACTCCGTACATAAATTATCGAAATCATGAAGCGGATAGATTGTCGCGATTGAGTCGTAAATACGATTTGGATCACGCGATTATCCTTAGAGCTTACCTATTTGATATGTTCAAATTGTGTCAACTCTTTATTGAAGAAGATGTTAACGTTGGTGCTTTGCACTTACGTATCTTACGTGATTTTGGTTCCACTACTGACATGCACATCCGCATGCCGCGTGAGGCATGCACGTTGTCACATTCTGTGATAGCTGAAGGTGTATGGGATGGGCGAATAAGCAATTTGCTTACAACTTGTAAGTATATTAACTTTTCTAGATTTCGTAGCCACATTGAACTTAAAAGTTTAATGTTTGGTATGTTACTTAATCTAGATATCGCCGAAGCTTACAATAATGATAATGTAAAGAAAATTTTTTACAATTATAGGAGTTTTGCAACTAGGTTTGTTGTGATGGTATTTGATTTGATCATCTCTATCGGATTCATTCTTAAGGACGTAACAATTGGTCTAATGGAATGGTTCGATGAAACAGATAAAGACGGTGTTACAAGATTGGAACATTTCGTTGCTTTTGCAATACTCGCGTGTGCGTTAATAACGTTAAAATGGTTATTGCGTCCACGGAGGGCTAGTATCCCTATTTTATTGTCTGATTCAGTTGAGAGTTTTGATGATTCTCGTATCATTGGGGAAAGAATAGATGCGACTGGGCACAGTTACATTCTACTTCACAACAATGTGATTTATGTTGTAAAGAAAGATTACAACCACAAACAACAACCTCAAGATGAAATGGCTTTACCTGGATCTGATTTATATCCTAGTATTGCCAGGCCTGTAGGTGCTATTCTCGTCTCTAATGACGGTTTAACTTACAAGGTCGTCGGGTGTTTCTTTAGATATGAAAATAATTTCGTGACTGCACGACATGTCTCAGAGATGATCGCTAGTGGCATCGCTAAAGTTAAAATTAGCGGTGTCATAAAAAATAAGCGAGGTAACAGCGTATTAGATGATAGTGTTGCTATCAACGTTGAGCCCGATTTTTTCAGTTTTGAAAATAATGAAGCTGCACAATATACAGTTGATTTGTTTACATGTAAACTTTCGCCTAAACAATGGGCCAAGCTTGGTGTTAACAAATGTGGTGTGCGCGTTAATAGTAAATATGGTTTATGTATTAGCGTAACTGGCTTCCAAAACGGTGTTCTCATGACGACAAATGGTAAAACATTGTCCGGATCGGGGGGCTGTGAATTGCACTATGATGCAACCACGCTGAAAGGGTTTTCAGGTGGTGCTGTATTTAGTGGTAATTCGGTTGTTGGAATGCATTATAAAGGAGATTTTAAATTCAATCGTGCTATTAGGCGTGAGTTAATCACTCGGTTTGCTGTTACAGCAGTGAACGAGGATGGTTTCACGTCTAGTACACCATCAAGGATTTCGATTACATCGGATGTTAAATCGTATGGAGATCCATACGAGGATTACTACGGTAATCATAGATTCTTGGGTAGAGATGGTTCCATCACTTCTGAATATTCAGATGATGAGATGGACGTCTATTATGGCCTAGACGCCAGAAGTCGTAAAGTGGCTTTTGGTGATCAAGTCGACTATGAAGATGAGGATTACGCTACAAATAAACGTGATTCTATTGCTAGAATAGAAGATGAATGGCTTGGTGATCGATATGAAAGTGCTCCTATGCCACCAGTCCCTGGTTGCGTGGAACTGACACGCACCAAGCCTGTACATTGTGCGCCCACTGGGGTGGTACAGGAAGAAGCAGTTGCGCTTCTTGATGAATTTAAGGATGAAATACTCGAGTGTGGGTTTGATGAGGAAACGTTTCGTATCCCCTTGATAAATAAGGAGAATGAAGTGAAATCTCTATTAAATCACATGAAATTATGGGATGACAGGGTAAAATTACCTGCGAATCCTCCGTTGCCTGTAGAAGTTGAGAGATTATTGTCAATTCTAGAGGCGCGTATCGGTATTTCTTACGAACCAGAACCAAAGTATAACTCACTCAGTTATATAACGGATGTGATAAATACGTCTGCTATAAAATCTGATAAAAGTGCTGGTCGTCCTTTTCAGGCTGATGGTATGGCAACTATAGGTGATGTTCTTAAGAAATATGGTCCTGAGCAATTGGCTGAGATCGTATTGAAAGATTGGCGAGAAGGGTTTGAATACAAACTCTTTCTTAAGAACGAGCCGCATAAGATTAAGAAAATCGAAGCGGAGATGCTTCGTGTAATCACGTGCATGCCTGTGCACAAACTTATCAAAAATAATTGCTTGTTTCGTAATTATTTAAATAAGACTAGTGAAGCTTGGCGTGAAGATTCAGTGTGTTTTTATGGGTTTAATCCCACAATTCCAAATGCTACTGAAAAATTGCGCAAGCGATTTCATGGTAAAATCCTACATGGTTCTGATAAAACTAATTGGGATTTTTATTTTTTCGGGTGGATATTCGATATTTATAAACAATATCTATGCCGGATTGTACGTAAACCGCGTGAATGGACTGAAGAACAATTCGCAGAATATAAGTCGGATGTTTGCCAGGCTATTGACGAAGTCTATAAAGATTGTGTTTATACTACCTCAAATGGGCGTAGGTTTAAACAAATCATAGATGGTATCATGAAATCTGGATGGTTTATGACGATTGATGCTAACACGTTCGCACAAATTGTGTTGAATACGTTAGCATTAATGCGTTGTGGTGTATCCGATGAGTCCATATTGGAAGATTTCGATATGGTCTCAGGCGGAGATGATGATTTAGCATCTTTTCCTCCCGGGTTTGATACTGATAAATATTATCAGGCTATCAAAGATATGGGAGTTGATGTTGAACCAGATGCTATTACCAATGGGTTAATCGATAATGAATTTTATTCAAATACATTTAGATTAGATCCTAATGGTGTGGTATCTTTCCATCCAGTTAGATTTACTAAACATATTTACAAATTACGAATGAACAAGCTTGAGGATTTACCCCAAGCCCTTAATTCCCATATGCAAAATTATTGTTGGTCTACCAAACAGTTCAAATTGTTTCAAAGCATGTATAATTATGTTATTAAAACATATAATTTGCCTGATGTTGGTTCTCGATCAATGATTTATTGGCGTTACAAGAATAAGGGACTTGAAATCCCCGATTTTTGTTGAGATTTGTGGTATCTCACATTTTTATATATGTATAATTGTATATTTGTATTATTTCATGGAAGGATGGTTGGCGATAAAACATTCGAATACCGAATGTTAATACCGATCGGTGACCCTACAACAAATAACTGTGGGCTCAACTGGTCTGACGGGAGAATTCAATCGTCTGTATCTGAATTCAAAACAAAACCTGTCAATCGACTTGATTATACTTGTCAAGAACACGATCGCTCCTGTAAATTAGCAGGTGGCGACGTAGATAAGCTTAATAAAGCGGACGACGAATTCTTTAAAGAGAATTTCTTGTCCTTTGATCACCCGTTCCGTGGAACTGCATACGCGTTAGCTGTTTATACTAATCGATTTAGACGTAAAAAGAATTTACGTGGTGGTATGTCTAACACTCTACAAAACGGAGGTGCTAAGACTAATTATGGCACCAACTATATTGAAGGTGATAATGAACGCGCTAGTAAACGCAAGGATGATCTTGCGGCTTTTAGTGACGTGATTTATGCGCCTGTTAGTTCTAAATCTAACTATAAACCTGTTCAAACTGTTTATGAGTCTGAACCGGCACAAGTTAGTGGGCCTATCAATAAAAATGATAAGCCTACGATGAATTATACTGTTTATGATCCAGTCTCTACGCCTGGGCCTGCAAATAAAACTCCAGATGGAGGATTTGTTGTGCCCCAGGGTGGAGTATCTGGTATTGGTGGTGACCGTCAAAAGTTACCCACCGTCGATATGTCTAAATATTCTCCCGAATCAATCGAGAGTGCTGGACATCGTATCGATTATAATAGTAAAGGTTATCAGGATTTTAATTTCTTAATGACAAGAAAGAAATTCGGATGGCCTTCGTTTAAACGTAAAAAACGTATTTATATTTCATAATGGTAGGTGGTTGGCGATAAAGGAATCTAAAATAGATTCTACTTTACTTAGTTTCATTAGCTTAATTACATCTCTTTTAATAAGATGGTTAAACGTAATGTTCAAAAGAATAATAAAAAACAAAGACCTCAAAGAAAGACTTCGAGAAAATCGTCTAAAATGTCGAATCCTCGCAATCCTACTTTTGGGGCTGTTTCTACAATCAGTACTGCTCCCGTTGCTATCGGGAACTCATTACGCGGGTCTCAACCTGTTGTTTTGCAAGTTGTCGATGGTGTGCGTGTTATTGGCCGTGATTACGGTTTCACGCCTGTACAAACGGGATCTGTAGCCACTTGGGCGTTAGTCGGCGGAATGCCGTTGACACCTGCTTGTATGCCTTCCACTGCTTTGCGTAATTTTATGCAATTGTATAACAAATTTAAGTTCAATGCTTGTAATTTTCATTACATAACGAGTAGTTCGACTAGTACCACTGGTGATGTGCTGTTTCAGTATAATAAAAATGCTGACAGCTCAACACCTGAGTGGACTAGTAATTCGTTTCTACCTTATGTATTAAGTGATCCATTAACTGTACTTGGACCACAATGGACTAATCATACTATGATGATTAAACCTAGTGGGCCTTTTAGAAGTACTGATTATGGTATAAATCAAGATGCCTCGTTATATTCTCAAGGTGATATTTTCCTATATAGTAAAACATCATCTACTGAATCACCTGGTTATGTAATCTTTGATTATGATATCACTTTTAAGGAATTATCTGTAAATCCTCGTGCTGGGTTATTACCTTTGGCAATAGCTCAATGGACTCCATTTGACTTTACTGCAGCTACCACCACAGCTGGTGCTGTAGCGAGTTTAGGAACTGGTGGTCTTGTTTGGATTGGGGGTACTAATATTACAGCCTTTGCTGGTAGTATTGGCTCCATTTTTAAGGTAATTCTAGATATTACTAATTCTAGTCTTGGTGATGTTGCTACTGCAGCAACTCTACTTAAATATCCTACAGCATCTACAACCATCACGTCTAATTTGACGTCTAGCTTTACATTAAAGGATGGTGAAACGATCTATGGTGTTGTTAACAATACCAATCTTATCGTATTCTATGCTACCGAAACAGCAGCTTATGCTGGTGGTAGTACGACTACTTTATCTTGGGGTGCAAGTAATACTACTGCGTTAAGACTGAATGGATATGCCAAATTTATTGGCAGTGTCAATCCAGCTATTAACCAAGTACAATACTAAATTTATATATATATATTAAAGTTTTATTCACTTTTACTTATAAAAGTGGGCGGAAATCTATAAATTAAAAATAAAAATGTCTCTG